AGTTATTAAGCGTGCAATTGATGCGGGCATTTGTAGCGCTGTGGGTTTCGACGGTTCCCAAACATCAATCACGATATGGGAGCAAGAACTAAAGCGGCTTGGCGTCCCCCTGTGGGAGTTGAACCCGAAAGAGGTTATTAGGTCCCATGTTGGCTTTGGTGAGCTCTTGGAGGGCGGCCTGGTACGCCAAAAAGCGGCGCTCGAGGTCGGCGATGGTCTAGCATCGGCGGTAAGGTTTGACGTTAAGGGCGGCTGGCATTGGAAACGCAAGGACGGGTTAGGGTGTGCTGGTTTGTTTGCGGCTTGTGTCGGTGTGCATGTTGCGCGTAACCGTGGCGCTCGTGATCCGTTTTTGATAAGCTAACAGGTATTAACTCCCGCTGGGCGAACTAGCAAGGTTTGCTTTTGCTAGTTCGCTGATACACAGCGGGCTCTTTTTTTTGGTAAGCTAGCATGTTTTTCGTGATTATGGTATGCTTGCTTATATGGCATTTTGGCGCCGAAAAATAATAAACCCAGTTAATGGGAGCGCTTACGCTGGCGGCGGTAGCGCCGCTCTGCCTTTAGGTTTAACGCTCGACGAAGAAAACATTTTTACGGCCAATCCGATTCTTTTCGCTGTGATACGCGCCCGCTACAGCGCCTTAAGCCAAGCGCGCTTTTGTTTTGAACGTTTCACAGGCGGCACGTTTACTAATTCTGATTTGGCCGTTCTAGAAGCGCCTTGGCCGGGCGCTGACACTAGCGACCTGCTAACTCGTATGGAAATTGACGCGGCGCTATACGGCAATTTCTACTGTGTCCGAGGTAAGAACGGCGGCCTACAATATCTAGCGCCGCCAGACGTGAAAGTCGTTCTTAAAGACAATGTGGTCATCGGGTACGACACGCCTGCTGGTATTTTTGAGCCAGCCGATATTTGTCACTATGCGCCTAATCCTTCGCCGGTCTATAATGGTTTGGGTGTTTCGTGGCTTAAAGCTGTTATCGATGAAGTCGAGGGCGATGGGGCAGCGACGCAACACAAACTCTCTTTTTTCCGTAATTCTGCTACGTCTAACCTTGCGCTTGTGTTCGATAAAGACGTTAGCGTCGAGCAGGCTAAAAAGTATTCAGACTTATTTAAAGAACGTCACACAGGCTCAGCAAACCACCACCAGCCCTTTATCACTGGCGGCGGTGTCGATATCCGTGTCGTTGGCACGCCAGGCCTAAAAGAAAACGATTTTAGCGTTATCCAACAGGCTTCAGCCGTGAGGATAGCTAGCGCCGGTGGCGTCCCACCTGCACTAGTAGGCATAGACAACGGGGCGCTAGCCGCTAGCGGCGGTCTACAAGCCAGTTTCAATTTGTTTGCAAACTTAACACTTAGGCCGCTCTGGTTATCGATGGCCGGAAGTTTAAGGCAAGTTGTTGCGGTAACGCCAAAAGCTAGGCTTACTGTGGATCTTTCCGGAATTCCTTTTCTTATCGACACTCAAGTTACGGCTGAGGCTCTGAGTAAGAACGCCTCGACTATAAGCGGTTTGATTATGGCCGGTTTTGATCCGGACGCGGTCGTCGAGGCTGTAGCGTCAAACGATCTTGGCTTATTGCTTGGTAAGCATACGGGGCTTTATTCTGTGCAACTACAACCACAAGGGACAAACTAAATTGAAAGTAAAAGCTGTTTTCGCAAAGCTTGGCGTAGTCGATAGGCATGAAGATTTTATTTTTGCGCCTGGGTTCTTCGACGATGGTTTAGAAGTTGTATTGTCTGCTTATGGTCATACTAGCTGGGTCGGTGTTTTGCCGATCGGTAAAGGCGTTTTGTCTTACGATGGCGATGATTGCATCGTAGATGGCGAATTTTTCGACACTCCTAGCGGCGTCGAGTCGTTCAATACGCTTAAGGGTTTGGGCGGTCTATGCCAGTGGTCTTTTGGTTTCACGCCTATTGATTACACATATTTAGCTAATGGTCTTTTTCTTTTGACCAAAGCGGAAATTACGGAGGTTTCGCCTGTTATTAAAGGCGCTTGCTACACGTCGAAAACAATCGAAATTAAAGGCTTAGGGAATGTAGACCCAGAGCCATCTAGTGAAGTATAATTACGCTTAACTTTTCAAAGAAAAAGGACCAACAATAATGGACATTAAAACACGCCTAAACGAACTAACCAAAGCCTACGACGAAAAAGTGACTAAGGCCGCCACACTTGCGGATCAGGTTAAAGCCGCTACTTCGGACGGTGTGGACCTTAAAACGCTCGACTTTTTGAGCGGCGAAACGGCAACCGAAAGAATAGCGTCACTGAAAAGCGTTATTAAGGAGCTAGACGATTTTAACAGTGAGGCCGCTAAGGCAGAACTAGGTAAGCTTGCCGATGAAATAACAGAACTTAAGGGCCTAGTCGATTATGTGGTCGAAGCGCCGAACCACAAGGCGTCTAGCGCTATCGCTGGCAAGACCGACAAAGCCAACGTTTTCAAGGCGTTTAGGGAAGGCCAAGCCGTCGAGCTTTTCGCCGATAATCTAAAAAACGCTTTTGTTTCTGTCGTCGACGTTGTTGGCACAGATGGTGACCCTAGCACTGTTAAACTAGTAAGCGAACAATCAAACGCCCAAAAGCTCCTAGCGTCCTTTGCAGGCACCGGAAAGAGCGTACAGCCGCTAGCTACCATAACCAAAATTACAAAAGTTAAGGTTAACCGGGGCACAACTGAGGGCGGCGATTACGTCGAACTTGAAACGCAGTTTGAACAGGCAACAAGCCGCGCCGGCAAAGCTACAGCGATTACTAAAGTTTCAGACGAGGCGCTAGCCGATATTGCGGGCTTCGAGTCGACGGTAAATGGTCTTATCGTCGATGCTACGCGTGAGGATGTTTTGCGAATGGCGTTCACTGGGACTGGCAGCGGTGGTGACGTTGTAGGCTTGCTTAACACTATCGGCACTCAGTCGGTGACTGTAGCGGCTAATGCTAACGGTTCGGTTTTAGTCGACGGCATTAGTAAGGCTATGAGCAAGCTTGAAGAATACGGGTTTAACGCTACGCGTGTTTATATTAACTCTGCGCAGAAGAGCACGATTGAACTAGCGAAAGATAATAACGGGGCTTACTTGTTTTCTAACGCCGCTGACGGTTTGCTGAAAAACATTCGAGGCGTTGAGTTGTTCGTTTCGCCCGCGGTGCCTGCTGGCAAAATTTTTGTTGTGGATGGTTCACCTGCTAACGTCCAGCTTAATTTTGTGGGTGGTTTGGAGTTGCAGAGCACTAACACAGCGAACGACGATTTCCAGTCTGGTCTTCACAGTTTGCGCGGAGCGGCTAGACCTCGTTTTGACGTGTTTGCGCCTCAGGCTGTTGCGATCGTTAGTGTAGGCGCTTAATAATGTTGAAACGTTGGTATAAAACAGAGGACGGCAAAGAAGTCGAGGAAGGCAACCCGCTAGGCCTGTTTCTGTCTCGTGTTGAGACTGTGGAGGTTAAACCTCAGGGCAAGTCTAAAGGTAAGCGAGCCGAAGATGAACCTAAGGCAGACGAACTTAAGGCAGACGAACCTAAGGCAGACGAACAGGCAGAGCAAGGCCAAAAGAAAAAGTAACAGGGCTTAGATCATGGCGCTAGCAGATATTCTAACTCTGGCAGATATGCCAGAACTTCGAAACACGTCGACAGAGAAGCTAGCAATAGCTGCAGCGTTGGCGTTGGAAGAAGCTAGCGCCATTTTAGGCTATCGGCCAGAAATGCCTTTTAGCGATGGTGTTATGTTCGCTTTGCGTCGACGTTCTTTGTATTACGCAACGGTAGGCGCTCAGGCTTCGTCTAGCGCTAGCGAACGCGTAACTTTTGAGGATGGTCGCACCATCGCTAGGCTATTGCCCGGGGCTCTAACCACAGGTGTAGCGGAAATAGACGCTATTTATAAGCGAAATAGGGTTGTTGGTTTAGGTGTCTAGGTTTCAAGTTATCCAAGCGCTTAGGGAATATGTTAGCGCTACGGACTGGCCGCCTTATGAGCTCACGGACGCTAGGCCTAATTGTTTTCCCTCTAGCGGCGCTGATGATCCGGAATGGATAGGTTCTTTTGCTGCACGCGGCCAAATTTTGCCTTATCGTTTAGGGCAAAGGGAATTGGTCGACAAGTTCACAACTACGCTTATTATTTCTTGTGGCGTTGCGGGCCAATCTGTTGAGCAGGCAGAAGACAGGCTAGACGCTATCACTAACGCTATTATTCGACGTTTGGCAGCTAAACCCCGTTTAACGCTCGCCGATGATGTTCTACCTACGTTTAGCGGTCTCTATGTCGATGGTGGTTTTGTAACGCAAATAGAAGCCCTATCGCAAGGTTACGCTGGCAGAGCTACACTGACGCTAAGCGGTACGCTTTTCACAACAATTTAGGAAAGACTGATTTTTTATGGCTAACTATGTTTACTTAGGACCACACGAAGCGGTAACTATGCTCGACGATAAAGGCGTTTGGGTGACTGTTAAGCGTGGCGAAACAATTTCAACTAATCAAACTACGCTGCTAGGT